GTCTGTCACAATCATGAGGCTTTTCTATGAAAAAAACACCAGAAGAATTAGCAGCGAAGTATGGCGCGGAGGCGAGCGAGTCCTGTTCTGGGGGATGTGGCGCTATCATTAATGCCGTCCTCTCCCTCTTGGCCATCGAAATGGAGCGGGCCTTTCTCGCTGGCTACCAAGCAAGAGAGAGGGCTGAGAAGAGGGCGAGCTTTACGGAGCTACCAAAGGAGAAGTGATGAGAACGGCGGAGATGAGAGCGGCGGACAACGAGGCTCTCTTAGCAAAACACAATAGGAACAGGGAAGCAGTTCTGTCGGAGTGGCGGGCCCGCCACGCTAAGTACGACGACGAAGCGTGTGGGGGGCAGGCTGACCTATTCGTTCAGGGCTATAAAGCCGCTAAAAATCATTATGGCGATGTGGACCAGAGCAGATTGCGAGGCTTATTAAATGAGCGGTTTCATTTTGCCCTTAACGCGAGCAGGCTGCGCGAGGCTAGGGGGAAGATCAAGGATCTCATCAATGAGTGTGAGTTTCTTAGCAGGTGTATGCAAGAGGTCGAGTCACACTATCTTGCTCGATGGGTGAGATTCCTACAGTCATTTCATAGCCGCATTAAGGCGAGGGCGAGGGGCATAGCCTACGCAGGGAAGCTTTTAATAAAAGCATTTTCGCCCCTTGGGGCGGGGGACAAGCCGGACCATCGAAGCAAGTTATATCAAACACTACAAAAGCATCTTCAAGAAAAGCAAGCAGGCCAAGGGGGGGATACATGAAAGTTACGTCGGTCTGGCAGATATCAACGGGCAAGCACGATGTTAGGCTACATCTGTTGGAAGACGCAGATTATGAGCATGAGGTCAGAGAGTCTACGGAGCTAAGGGCTTTTGTTGACCAGAACTACAAATTAGCGGCTCACGAGCTTGCAAAGCTGCTATTAGATTCAGTATTTGACGCTGTTAAAGTTGAGGTATTCGATTTTAATCGTAACGGCGTAATTATGGAGATAGGGGAGTGAAGTCCGGAGAGAGGGTTTGTGAGGTGTGCCAGTCCATGCTTCCTATTGCCTCTTTTCAGAGGGGGATTACACAGGACATAAAAGCTAGTTGTTTTATTTGCTACAAACTCCGCAACAGAAGGTTATTATTAACGGCTAGAAAGCTGGCGAGGCTTTTTGATGTAAAGGGTTCGATTCCAAAGCCAAAAACGGTGATACTATGCAGAAGCGAAAATAGAGAGTTGTCCAGAGATGAGCAAGTAAATATCTACGCTGATCAATTAGAAGGTCTTGCAGTAGGAAGCCACGTTGTTGCGGTTAATGTGAATAAAGTGATGCGCCTTCAAATTGCGGCGGCGGGGAGAATGCTGGGGGGTTGTGAATTTCGAGAAGATGCCATGCCAGTACGTAGGCGAAAGATAAGCGGGGAAGTGTGTTTGAATGAATCTAAAATATGGAGGACAAAGTAAATGAAACCAACACAATCATGGAAGCATCGGGGCATCGACATAGCAGAGTGGCGTAATGAGAAAGGCGTAAACTATACGATACGCAAAACGTACTTTAAGAAAGCCACGGGCGAATATATAGAAGCTAAGTCTTGGTACAGAGAAGAGCTTAAGGAGCTGTACCGCCTGCTTGGTGAGGCTGTTGCTACTTTTGGGGAAGAGGAAGCTATGCCAGAGCTGCAATTTACTGCTTCTCAGTCGAAGGCGGCGTACGACGTATTGACTGCTTTGAACGGGGGGCCGTTGCCTGTGAACCCTGCTGCTGCTGTTGTAGCGTTTAACGATGACGATATACCTTTTTAATATACCTTTTTAGGGGAACAACAAGATGAATAAGAAAGAAACAATTACATTAAACGGCAAACAGTACATTGAACACGACGCAAGCAAAGAAGGCTTAAAGCCAGCGTTAGAAACCGATCACATAATTGTGATCGCGCAGCGTGGTTGGATATTTGAGGGTTATCAAGATAAATCTGTAACGGATAAAATCCAGCTATTAAAAGCTAATGTGGTGCGGAGCTGGAGCAATGGGAAGGGCATCGGGGGTCTTGCAGAATCAAGGGATGGGTACACGCTAGATCCAGTGGGTGATATTAGCTTTTTTGCGAGTGCGGTTATTGCCGTAATTAACATCCGGTGGTAGCAACAAACGGCTACGGTGACGGCTACGGTGACGGTAACGGCTACGGCTACGGCGACGGCTACGGCTACGGTTACGGCCGCGGCAACGGCAACGGCTACGGTTACGGTTACGGTTACGGCAACGGCTACGGTTACGGCGACGGCAACGGCAACGGCTACGGCTACGGTTACGGTGACGGCGACGGTGACGGTGACATACCTTTTTAGGGGGAATTATGAACAAAACACCAGAGCAGATGGCAGAGGAGTATGTAGATCGAATTTACGACGCTCCACATGAATTAGCTGGCGATCCTGAATACTGCATCAAACGTAGAATGTTTCAGTGCTTTATTAAAGGATACTACGCAGCAAAAGAAGATTATGAAAAAGGAATTGAGCGCGCACAGAGCACTAAAGGTTATTATTTATGAAAACACCTGAGAAAATAGCGGAAGAAAGAAATAACGAAAAAATCAAAGTTGCTAAGAAATACGCAAAACAATATGAAGGCTTGATGTATACTATCGGATCTATTGCAGGCGTTAGCGGGATACAAATGGCTTTTGAGCGTGGAGTAGAATTTGGGCTTTATCAAGCATTAGAAATAACACACGAAAGGGAAAGAGCACAGTACGAGAAAGGAAATGGCGATAAGCAAAACACTTGAGGAGTTAGCGAATGAGTGGAGCAAATCTCACAAAAGTATTCGAGATGTGCTTGGTGGTGATCTATCATGGGCGCTAATTTGCGAACGTGAAGAGGCAGGGTTTCTTGCTGGTTACCAGGCCGCTGAACTAAAAGCCAAAATGGAGTTTGCGGCTAAATACGATCACAATTCACCGTTGCAGGTTATAGCTGCTGAGTATGTTAAGCGACGTGGCACTACTGGACCATTGGCTTTGTTTGAAGAGAATCGGTTTATTGACGGCTATGAAGCTGGACTACACGCATTACAACCTCAATGGATTAGCGTTAAGGATAGGCTGCCGGAATATGACCAGCTTGCTTTGTTGTGGCAATTAGAACTTCAAGCTCAGTTTGTAGGACGACGACGAGACAGCGGAATAATGTTGCCGCTGTACTACTGGGAATGTACTTCAGACTTTTTTGAATCTTGGAAAGAAATTTACCATCCAAAATTAATGAATGAAAATGCCATTACCCATTGGATGCCGTTACCAAAACCGCCAACAAAAGAGGAAGCATGAACACCGACAATCAAGAACTAATTACTAATCTGCTATGCCGCGAGATAGATGATCTTAAGCTCACACTTAAGCTCTTGCAGGATCGCTATGATTGCCTCAAGCTAAGCTACGATGAAGCGATTCAAAGTATACAAGCAAGGGCCGGAGGAGCAAGCACAGACGATGTTCTTCGACTATTGCAACTGCATGATTCGACAACATCCGGCTTATTCGGTGGCCTATCATATTCCGAACGAGGGTCGCTGTAGTGTTCAGCGTAGGGTAGCTCTTAAACGGGCAGGGCTACGCAAAGGGATGCCAGATATATGCGTACCGGTAGGTTGTGGCAAGTATCATGCGCTCTATATCGAGATGAAGATTAAGCCGAATAAGCCAAGTCCTGAGCAGATAGAGATCATTAAAATCCTTAACGCTAATGGCAACTACGCATGTATATGCTGGTCTGGCGATGAGGCTGTAAAAGTTCTGCAAGATTATATAGCAGGTAACCTTTGAAATACTGGGTAGATTCAACCGAGCTAGGTTCCGAGCACCCAGAAAGTGCCGAGAGAAACCTTTGGCTTGCGGTAATAGAACGGGCCTTGAAAGATTACTGTTTTTTCTTTGATCGCATACAAGAGAAAGGAGCAGGGTATTTAGCCAGAGGCAGCAAGGGGAATGTATCTTCTAGAGGGGAGTGCCTGCACGAAATATCCAGGCTTAGATGGTTTTTGTACGGCACACCAGCCGAGCCGTTTAATTTGGAGTATCTAATTACAGAGATGTACGAGAATAATGAAAACGTGCTGCAAAATATTAGGAACCATGCTACTAGCCAGTTTAAACGCCATGTCTTAGAGCAGCAAGATAAAGGCAAGTTTGAGGCGCTAATTAGCAAAATGTACGGCTTTGCTTCCGAAAGCTCCATAGCACCGGCAACAACAGAAAGCACGTTACGGCAACGACGTAACAGAGTGTCTGGACTGCACCGTAAGAGCTAGCGCTTCTTCTTTTTGTTTATTAGCGACCAAGCTTGAGCGCCGCCGTACAGCACTAGCCCAGATACAACAGGCTCTGCTGATTGTAGGAATGTAGCGCTATCCCCTTCACTAACGCCAACGGTGATTAAACCGCCAGCAAGTAGCGTTAGAAGATGCCTAACTAATGATCCGACAAAAAATCCCATACAATTCTCCCTGCTTTACGCATTAGCTTTCTATGATGGTTACAGTTCCGCTTGAAAGGGTCCACGAACGCTCCAGGCGCGATACAATTCATCCATCCAGCCCAGTAGTACCGCACCAGACAATCCCTAGTGTTGGCCTTGTAGCGAGCTAGGTCAACCCCTTTCCCATCCTCCCCGTCCAGATCCGCTATACACGGCTGAGATAGCTTAGGGTCGGCCCCATGCTTTTCGCACACGGTGTTAGACAAACACCGTTGCTTATACGGGTTGTCAACAAAAATGCAGCTAGGCAAACGGCGAGATACCAGACCAAATAATATTTTTCTACTAGACGCATATAGATCACACTCTAAACAAGGGGATACATAGCAAGTTAAGTTTACCGCAGGTTTAATACGCTGCTTAAAACGCTTTAGAACCTTGCGAAACCTCCGCATTAACACAGGATCTCTTCTTAATATCTTGGCGCTTGCAGTCTTAGCCGTTTCTCCTGCCAGCACCTCATGTTTGCCGCACCTACCGTTTCTCATGCAAGGCGAGTTGGTAAGGTGAACTCGAATAGCTTTTGGCCTAGGATCGGCTAGTATCTTATCAGCACAGGCGCATGATTCTCCAAAGCTATTCTCTATCCAACCCGTAACAATCTTGGGCTGATTCTGCCAAGTTGCTAGTACATCTTTACAGTTCCAGGTGGAGCTACAAAGCCCTAAATAACTAACTCCCCCTTCTGCCTGAGCGCTGCCAATAAATAGTATTAGCGGTAGCAGGAATCTATTTATAGAGTACCTTATCTAGCTTCTTATCAATGCTGTTTAGCTTATCTTGCATCGAAGTAAGCTCTACTCGTACTACTTGCAGCTCTGCACTTAGTTGGTATTTTGACTGCTCAAGCTCATGTAGCGAGTTCTTAACAGCCCTGTAGTCTAGCCCTACTATTGATACAACTATGCCTATAACAGCTTTAACAGCTATATCAATCCAGTAGCCCATGCTGATCACATCTGCTGCCATTTAGTGTACCCTCCCACCGCCGTAAGCCGATATGATTATCAGATCCACCTCTGGAGTAGTTGATAATAAAGTTATCAGGTACGCCATAGCTTTCTTACTCTCTGCTATACCTGATTCTGTTTTACCTGCCATTGCAAACTTGCAGTACCGCATACCAACTAGAATACAGCCGTGGGTATCATGGTGAGTATTGCCAGCGTGTACAAGTATTTCGCTGCGCTCTGGTACATCTGCAACTTGATAGCATAGCCCAAACTTAGGGGATCGGTGCCTACGGAGCTTGTACTTGCCTTCTGGTATGCAGGAAATCATGCGCTCATTAGCGCGCCAAGCATCCTCTAGCGTTACAAGTTCAGGCGAGCCATCAATACACAGAACGCCGTGTGTGGCGTTCTCATGTTCCGTGACTCGTACCAACCTTAGTTCCACCTAGGGCTTTATAGGAAAGATAAAAGCTCTGGCATCTTCTGATTGCGCCATTAAATCCCGTAGCTCTTGGCGGTAGATTGCATAGGCTGCCCTATCCCCTGGCGCATCAGGTAGCTGAGTCCAATCGGTAGCTACAAGCTCTGAGTTGCGCCAGTTGCGTATGCGCTCGATCAGATAATCGTTGGGAACATCTTCCGCAACTTCAATCATGCTAACAAAATTGGTCCAATCCATATTATACCCTGTATGTAATCACGCCTGATATTATATCGCCTACTGCCACACCAAGGAAGGGGGTAGCCCCAAAATGGTTGGCTACTGTTCCGCTGCCCGTATAAAATCTAAGTGCGGTACTACCTACAAAGTTGCCTACGCATGTATAAATAAAATTCGCGCTAGTATCAAATATAGTTGCAGCACCATCCGCAAAATATGAGGCTTGAATAAGGGGGGCAACTGGGGGAGTCATCACTAACTGTTGGCCAGCCGTTCCTGCCCCTGTTAAAATCGTTACGCCAAAGCGCCAAACAACTAAATCGGATCCCACTCGTTTGTAGTAACTATAATTGTTTGTATAAGTAAAAGTGGCGGTCTGAGAAATTACAGGCGAAAAGTTTACCCACTCCCCTGATGGGTTTATAACGATTGCATTGCCGTTTGTTAGCATCAACTGATAGTTGCGACCACCTACTAGTTGCCCTGCCGCCAGCGCCGACGTGTCAGGGTTATAAAGATTGATAGCAGGCAATCCGTCGATTGCAACCGTTACTGCCGCAGTATTTGTAAGATTAGGAATAAACTCAAAAACTCTAATTGTAGAGGTGCTTGTTAGCCTCGGCCCAGAAGATGTCAACACTAACGCATTAGCCGTTCCCGTTGACGTTCCCAGGTTCTCGTAATCACCTCTCTTGATTAGCGCAGGATCTCCAAGTAATCGGAAATTAGTGCCGTTATGAAGAACCTCGTAAATCGATCCGGCTTCGATATAATTGCTTGTCAACGCTCCGCCCGTGGTAGATAGCACCACGCTAACAGCACCAACGCCGTTTACGTTTAATGTAGCCGCCGCCGTATTAGTAAAGCCTGCTACGAATCGGAATCGCTGCCCTGCCACATACGCTGTAATTGCTGGCGTAAGTGTAAGAGTCTGAGCATTGGCACTCCCGCCAGAAGTGCCGCCCCAAAGCGCGGTACTGTCTTGCACCTGCCCTAAAGTTGGAGCTTGCGCCCTAGCAGTTGCGTTACCTGCAAGCTGAACAGATTGAAACGCAGTGCCATCGTACACAATCTCAACTGCTGAGTTTATTTCAATCTCGTTTCCAGTAAGAGCTAAATTTCTCCATTGTACTGCCTTAGCGCCTACGCCGTTAATGTTAATAGTTAATGCTCCCGTATTAGTAGCTACAGCAAAGAACCCAAATCGCTGACCTGCTGCATACGCCGTAATTGCAGGTGATAACGTAAGAGTTTGAGCATTGGCTGTACCGCCAGAGGTGCCGCCCCATATGGCAGTGCCGTCTTGCGCCTGCCCTAAAGTTGCATAGCTATCTCTAGCCGTTGCAAGGCCCACGCCTGTGTGACGAAAACCGCCCATAGGAAGGTTAGCAGAAGGTACGTTGCTACCGTCTTTAGTTAGGGTAGAATTGATGCCGGTTGTAAAATCATTGTCTTGCGTATCGTGCCGCCCAGCTTCAATGCCAATGCCGTTTCCTGCATCGCCAGTCCAACCGCCTGTTCCATCGTTACCTTTAGTATATGATCCAGCAGCCCACGGCATAGTTATCTCCTGTAAAATTTCATTACTTTAGGCACATAAGCAATAGTCTGAGCGGGAATACCCTTTGGATTACTATCGCTCTTAACCCCTAGCTTTTTAACGATTCGCTCCCAGTCCCTAGTTCCAGACTCACGAATTGCTATGCGTAAAGCGTTTGGCCCCATGTTATACGCTGCAAAGGTTAGTTTGTCGTTCTTAAACCGATCTCTTAGCTGCTCCAGGTACTTTTCGCCACCTTTGATGTTTTGTCTAGGGTCGTAAGGATCTACTCCTAGTTCTTCTGCGGTTGTAGGCATTAGCTGCATTATGCCAATAGCACCACGACTGCTAATAGAAGCATGTTTTAGATTGCTCTCTACACGGCTTACAGCTTGAACCATTTTGGAGGAACCTGCTATTGCTTTAGCTACGTTAAAGCCTTCAGAGGCTTTTTCTAGGCGAGCCATTTTGTTGCTAGAAGGCTTGTCCTCTGCTTCGGCTTTTGTAGCTCCAAGCCCCAAGGTATCAACTAAGGAAATATCTTGTTTGGGAGGAGTGGCTGTAGGGATGACAACTAACGGAGCAGAACTTGCTGGAGCTGTTTTCTCCATAATGCTTCTGTAAAGCATGTCTGCTTCATCTTCTATTGGAGCTGCGTCAACTAAATCTTTGTTAGAGCTATCAGCAGGAATAGCGCTAAGTTTAAGCCCTGCCGAAGTTACTCCCATTTTTGTTTTTGATGCTTTTTGAAGAAGGCCTCCTACCAAGTTTCGCCCCAGTGCAGTGTTAGCCGCTGTTAAGCCCAGCCCTGCCACAACTCCCGCCCCTTTGCCTAGTAACGGAACTAAAGTCCCAAGCCCTGCGCCGCTAGTAGTATAAGTAAGCTGAAGAGCACGACTAAGAGGATTTTTTGCTGCATTATTAGCAACTCCACGCGCTAAGATTGGCTTTGTTAAAATAAGCTCCTGTATTTTCTTGTTAATTCCTTTAGCCTCTGGAACAACTTTTTCTATAGATGTTTGTAATTCGTTGTATATATATCGGTTAAATTTATCGTCTACAGAATTCCCTGAGTTGTATAAAGTCCCATAGGCTTTTTTTTGATTTTGTAAATAAGTAATGCTTCCTTTCCCCAGGGTTTTAATTGCTCCTTGAATCTCCATAATTTTATCAACATAACTTTGAGCGCTTGTTGCAGGAACACCTCCTTCTTGTATCCAGCGTTGCGTCTTAAAAAAGTCTGGCGTTTTTACTTTAACTCCAGCTTTTTCAGCCGTTTGAATATGCCCAAGCAATTCAGCTTCGTATGCGTCACTTTTGGCTGCTACTTTTTGTAGCATTACTCCTGGGTTCCTAGAAGCTCCAAGTGTTCCACTTGCAATAACAGAATCTAATGCTTGCTGAGTAAGCGTTTCTGCTTCTCCCGTTGCGGAAGTTTGCATTTGACCTCTACCAGAAGTCTTTAAGTAATCTCCCGCCCTTGCTCCAATAGAGGATCTTTGCAACGCCTTTCCAGTCGCAGGAAGAGCGTTTAGCACCGAGCCTGCTCCCGCTAAAGCTCCCCCAAGAGCTGCCCCTGACTTAATCCCCTCCCATGCAGCAAGCATTTTTTCTTCTGGAGTGCCTTGAGTATTTGACCCTTCTGAAACTCCCCCTATTAATGCGCCTTGCGCTCCTGCCTTAACAACATTCCCAGCTAAATTTAATGATTGCCCCCCCAGGGTAGCGGCTTCGCCTATCTTAGGAGCGTATTTAACGGCCCCAAGTGCCTTGATTAAAGGAGTGGCAAAGCTTGCAGGAATGTCTGATAGTGGGATACCCGCAATGCTAGTCAAGGGGATAGAGCTAGACCTAGCAGCGTCTTTGTAAGCATTTTGAGTTTGAATAACATCAGCTAATGCTTTGTCGTATTCGGTCCCAAGGTCTGTAGGGACTCCGTAATACTTATTGGTCATGTACGCGCCAAGACTTGCTGGCGCAGCAAAGGCATATTTAGCGGCTCCTAAAGAAGCTGTATCAAATACACTAGAAGCCCCCCCCAAAAGATCGTTGCCAAGCATAGAAAGACGGCTAGGCTGCGCCATAGGGACGCTACTAAACAACTGAGGCGACTCAACTTGAGGAACAATAGACGTGCTGCCGCCATCACTAGCTGAGTATGCCGATGATTGCGCCCTAGCTGAGGATAATAACGCCTGTAACTCTTCGTCCATTTAACGCCGCCCTTTAATAATTTCTGCCTGCGCCCGAAGCCCTTGCTTAGTGCCCTCATCTACCCCCTCAAGTAGGAGCGCGGCATTTATCTTCCGCAAGCTCTCTGTATCTTCCGCCCTCGTTACATACCTGGGCATTGGGGCCATGATCTTGAAAGTAGTCTCAAGCCCCTGCTCGTTAGCTCGATCTACCGCCGTTTGAACCATAGTGTTATAAAGGGTTCCCCTTGCATCCACCGCCATTTGAGCAAACTCGATTAACTCCGCCTTAAATTGCGGAGTAGTAGTAGCTTCTCCAGCGGAGATTTTAGCCCATTGGCCCTGTAGCTTATCATAGAGAGATTGAGCATTTGCGTAAGTTCCCAGTTCTTGCAAAGTTACCATGTTGGCAGGGTTTACAACTCTTTCATATATCTTAGACATAGTTTCCCCCGCAAACGCCGTGGGGGATTTCACCATATTCTTCAAGTCTGTTAAACTACCTCTTGCTAACATTAAGTTTTTGGAGAGATCGTTATTGGAAAGAGCTGTGCTGCGGTTATTTATTTCATTTCCTCTTGCAAACTTTGCCGCTTCTGCTGCGTTTTTATTAGTAAGAGTCTGTTGATTAAGATCGCTCACCCGCTTTTGCTCGTTCTGTATGGCCAGCGCGTGAGCCACTATCTGCGCCTGTGTTGGGAAGGGAGGCAACGGGGGAACCCCCTCCCCCGTGATTGTCGGTTGCTGACGTGCCATCATGTTTTCTTGCAATGCAGCATCCACTTCTGCCATAGGGATGCCAAAAGCCTCCGCCTGATTCCCTTGCGTCTCTATTTCCTGTAGCTTTCGCTGCATACCCAACGTCCTTGCATCCACAACCCCTTGCGTTTTCAGTGCGTTCACCAAGGTTAACAACTTAGCTTTTCGTTGGGTATCTTCAACCGCCGTAGCTATTGCAAATTGCTCTTCTGGACTAGATGCTCCTAATATCTGATTACCATAATCCATAGTCGCTATAGTGTCCTCACTTGCCTGCTGCCGAGCCTGGTAGCCAAGCAATGCTGTAAGTAACGTACCGCCAAGACCTATCGCTAGGTTCCTTCCTACGCTGCTACGAGGGTTAATTAAAGTTGGCAAGGAAGATGCAAGCGCACTAGCACCTAACCCCCATGAGTTATCTGCCCCAGAAAACCGTAGGCCACTAAGAGAGTCTTGTAATGTCTCGCCTGCCATACTATCCGCTCCTAGGTCGATTTAATGCGCTCGTAAGGGCGTTTCCCACGCCGCCAACTCCGCCTGCAATAACATCATTCCCTGGAGAAGTTCCTCCGTCACTTGGCTCCCCCTCTCTTCGTTGACGCTCAAGCTCATTATCGTATGCAGTCGGACCTGCCGCTCCCCCGCCGCCCCCAGCACTAGCAATTCTTTGCTGCGCAAGCCTTGCATCATTGTTCATTTTCTCTAGCTTGCGCTTGTATTCAAAGTCTCTTCTAGCTTGTTCCGCCGCAGCTCTCTGTGCCTGTCCTTGGCCCCATATTCCCTGGAACTGACCTGCAACCTCTCCAGGCATTAACTGCCCAGCTCGGTATTGATCAAACCCTTGTTTCTGTACCCCGTAAGCCGCATCGGTAGCAGCACTCTGCGCTTCCTGTCTAGCGTTATCTTGCCGATCTGCAAGCTGTTTATACATGCTCTTGTAAGCACCAGAGTTAGGGTCTAGTCCACGGTCTGCCGCCATCTGAGAGAACTCGTCATTTTGCCGAGAAAACTCGTCTTGGTTACGCCTTTGGAATCGGTTGTAAACATTGTCGTAAGCCTTGTCCATCTGAGACTCAAAAGAGCCTGGATTCCACTCGGTAACGTCTCCCGCCATGTCGTAAATAACTTGGCCAGCTCCCGTATTAACAAGCTCGTCTTGTTTTGGTAGTTCCTGTTGATTAAAATACGTGTCTGTAGGCGGTCCCAATGCAGAACCTGCGGGGGTTTCTGCCCCTGGTGGTATTGCATCTGGAGGCGTTACTGTAGGCGGGGTTACCCCCCCTGGAACCCATTGCTGCCACTTTAATCCGTACTTGCCTCCAATGTCTTGCAATGCCTTTAAGTTTCTCTCGTAAGGCTCAGTACCAGGTTGATGATTCTTTATGCGACGTTGAGCATTTTTATAAGCGTCCATATCTCGCTTATCCCTAGGCGCTGACTTGGCCTGTGGTGCTGGCTTAGTTGCTGGTGGATTCTTTCTTTTATCTGATGCTGGCATAATTATACCTGACCGCCTAAATCAAATCGAATTTCAAAACTGAGTATGTCACAAGGAGAGCCTTTAATGGACCCTCCAAAACGAATAGCTGCGCTATGTCCTTGCCCCTTAACTGCAAACCTATCAAAGATATATTCCACATCTGAGGACCACGGAGATCCCCAAGGGCTTCCCCATGCCGTAAAAGTACCAGCTCCAGTCGTTGCTGTCGTTACCGTAGCTTGGCGCTTAAAGTCAGTATCAAGACCCAAGTTAAGCGTAAGCCCCCGCTTGGACTTTAAGATAGGTCTAATATCCTTGAACGCTTTATAACTACCACGCTGCTCAAAGAAGCTAAAAGCACTCCTAGAGCTAAAGGCCGTAGCCTGCCCCGACGACGTGCTACTTGCTGCTTCCGCAAGCCCTGTTTCCCCTTTATACACTACCCCAGTAGCCGATGCGTACAATGGAAGGTTAATAAAGGTACAGCTAGATAAAGCATGTCCATTGTCATAGAGCTGAAACTTAGTCCATCCTTTAGTGTCTAAGCTGTAAACAAGAAAATACGATGTTGTTCCTGTTACTGGAATAGTAATATATACACGCCTACCGCCCGCCCATAGAAAGCCACCCCATGCCGAGCTAAAGGGAATTGCTGCGGCTGCTGTTGCAATTAGGGGATTAACCTTATCGCTAACTAGCCTTGCTGCTTGTTGCGGATCTGTCTGAAACAATGAAGATACTGGGATAATCCCTTGCTGGGTTAGTATCCAAATATCCTGATTAACCCTTATAAAAGCCCTAAACCCTAGCGGACGGCCAATAACAAACCTTGCTGTAATTGACCAGTTTGCTACGTCTGCTGGAGACGATCCTTGATAGAATACAATCTCACCCTCTGAGCTACACGCAAAAAGCAA